CTAAGAAATCAAATTTCAATGACTTCTCTGACTCTTATGTCCGAAATGTCGGAAAAAAGCTAAACCTCAGACCTCGCAAAAAACTCGGTTTTCAAAATCCTAAAGATGCGTTCTTCAAACAAATCGCTAATTTTGCACTTGCCAGTTGAACCTGCGCCTATCAGAATGAATTATTATTTTGCGTAATTTTGCGCCGGAGTTGCAACTATCAGCACACAAAGCACGACAAATATTACAACACGACTTCATAAGCAACCCATAAAGTTCGCAACAAAATCAATATATAAAATGAATATAATCGAAGCCCGCGACATCACCAAGCGGTTCACAAACCACACGGCGCTCGACCATGTGAGCGTGAGCATTCCCGAAGGCTCCATCTACGGCCTGCTCGGCCCCAACGGCGCCGGCAAGACNAATGAACAAACAGAGCGGTTTCGCACTTATTTTTTATAAAATGCGAAACGAAATGGAGAGAAAAACCATATACGAAAGTTTTTCCAAATGGGTGCGGTTGCAGCCTGATGCGGTGGTAGCCGTGGAAGACAGCCGCTCTGTAACTTACAGGGAGCTGGATGCGATGGCCAACGCCATAATGTCGAAATTCTATACAGAGCGATATAAAACTGTTGGTATTGTGATGAGCCACGGTGTGGAAATGGTTGCGGCGATGCTGGCCGTGCTGAAAAGCGNTTCCCTAAGATTCCGTATGGCTACAGTAAGATTTTTCTCCATAAACTTTTGTTTTTCAAGAAATGTTTGTACTTTTGCACAAAGCACTGAAGGAGTGGTAAGCTGGCAATTTAGTCCTAAGATCCGCCTTCGGTGCTTTTTTTATATGTCATTGACTGAGTAGAGGAAGTAAGATGTACGGGTTCGGCCATGTGGATCGGGTTCAACTTGTTTGGCTATATTGAGCCTTACCTCTTGACCTCGTAAAACGGCCTTGAAATAATAGAAAAGCTCGATACCATCGCTCCTTGGATGCGTCAGTGTCGACTCCCCGTCATAAACTGAATGCGCAAGAAGAGTGTCAAGATTTTTTAGATCATCCTTGGATAACACGCTTGAGCGCCCAAACGTATCAGAAAACAGATGTTTGTTGCCGTAAGTGGAAAATCCTATTTGAATGTCCGACCCATTAGCAATGGACTTGGTGTATCGTCGACCAAGCAATGGCGCCATTTCGCGCATGTAATGTTTACGTTCAATGGCACGCGCTGATTTTTCAGCATTGCCGGCACATTCATGGAATATAATACATGCCTTGCATACCTCGTTGTCTGGAATGAAAGCTGCAAGTTTTTTTGACTTGCCACCTTTGGCTATAGGGCATGTGGAGCACTTCCTGATGGTATATGGATTATAATCCGGAACAGATTTACCCTCCTTCCCGGCATTGAACCGGAAGATTCCCTTTTTGTCACGTTGCAGAGCAGCATCTCCCAGCCGCATCGCCTCGTCGTGTGGTGTCTCAGGATATTTTGATTTGAGCACCTGCACCACCGTGCAGCGGCAGTTGTGTACAATTCCTGTCGGTACGATGTATGACTCGTCATCTTCAACAGAAAGATTGTAAACTGTAGTTTTTGACTTTTTTATTATACCTTTGCAACTGACAAGTGCATAACGGGTATGAAAAAAGGTCTGTCTCAAGAAATCATAGAAAGAATTGAATCCATTGAGAGCTGCGGGATTGTCAATGCCGCCAAAACGCGCTATCTTGTCGAAGAGCGCAGTTTCAGATGGCTGTCCGCTCATTGGAATGTCAACGAGAGGACCGTGCGTCGCATTCTCCTTCATTGCTGCATCCCCATCAGACATGGAGGAGATGCAATCAGGGCTCAATGGCGAGACAATCCCGACAGACGCATACAGGCCGGTAAAACTCTTGCATCCACCAACCATGCGCTTGCACTGGCCGGCAATCATGTCCGACAGGGCAAGAACAAATCGAACAGCCCTCTTATACGGGGAATTTCCGATAAGCTCAAGGTGTCGTCTTCTTTCCTTCGTCCGGATACCAAGACCAAGGCTCTGGCCAACTCTCTTGAAACCCGCAGAAAACATCCCGATAGGATGAGCGCCATTCGCCAGCCCGAGAGCAAAGCCGAGGTTGTGGTTCGCCTGCATCTTGCTGCAATGGGAGTGTCGTTCGAGCGCCGGAGACTGTTTGGCCGATATATCGCAGACTTTTTCCTTCCCACACTTAATATCGCTATCGATTGTCGGGGACGAAATCGCTTCCCACTTTCTTATGAGCGGAATCAGGCAATACTTGAGCAATGTGACAGTGTTATATACTGTATTAATGAATTTGTCATGCGTGGAAACTTTGCCCACCTGGACAAGTATATCGGAAGTATTCAGGTCGTTGGCGGAAATCCATCCCCGAGAAGTAAGGAAACGGTGATTCTTGGTGCATGTGGCAAAAGCCCCTTTGGTGCATACACTGACAAGTTCCGCGTCAACCTCACGGGCGAGCGTGGAAACTACTGTTCTATACTTACCGCTGCCTCCGATGACTAAATCCCCGGCATTGATATCTTTTATAAACTTCCATCCCGAAGCGGTCAGGACAGGAGTTGTACCGACAAAGCAGTTCCAGCCATTAGGTGGGTAGAATTCCTCCCAGAAAGAGTCGGACATCGGCAGCGTCACACGGTCGAGCGCCGCGTGTTCCGGACGCACCTTGTCATCGCGCTGGGTGCGATACTGGAGATTGTATCTGTCGCCGTCCTTCATGAATGACTCCCATCTGGCCACCATTTCGGCCGATGCGCTCACGAAATTATATTCCGCCCGGAGATAGTTTTCATTGTAGGTGGCATCGATGCTTCGAACATCATTCAAAAAACGTTCAAATGATTTTCTATTGCCATTTTCATCGAGCAGTGACGGGAATGCCTCGTGCAGCTCATGAAACGCTTTCATGCCGGAGAAGATGTAATTTGATCGGGTAAGTCGCCGGCGCATACCCTCTGTCATGCTCACCTTCTCAAAAGCCGAGTCCATCGCCGACGCATGGGTGCTGACGAACTCCTGCACGGCAGGGTCAGCCACCAGTTCGACACGGAATTCAGCGCCTTTCTCCTTGAAGAGGGACATCATCATGCCTTTGAACAGGGAGGACAGTCGCTTGCGTATGTCCTCGGATGGGGCTGCTAAAGTCTCCAGCTTAGGGAATTCCTCAAGCAGTCGGGCATAGCGTCGGTGCAGCCCCTCATAGTCAGAGGGGCCTAATCGAAAAAATTCTTTCCATTGCCGTCTTTATCGGTATCGTTGGCCGGAGGCAACGCAATACGATCGCGCCTTTCTCCGACAGGCATGCCGTATTTGTCAGCGAAATATGACGGATCCACCTCATAACGGTCAGCTATCATTGTCTCGTAGGCGACTTGTTGCTCCGGCGTATAGTCCACGGCATCGTTCCATTCAAAACGCAGACCCTTGACCGGAAACCCATGAAGAACCATGAGAAGAATAAGCTGATTGTTTATGATATCGCGTAGCATGTCGCGGTCAGACTCCACAAGGTTCATGAATACCTGCAGGTGTGTCTGAGACTGTGATAGCGACGAACCGTCCTCGATGGTCATTGTCTGGCCGATTATGAGTTTCGACAGTTCGGAATTGGCGCGATCGATGCGTTTGTCATAGACATTGAAGGCGTCGCCTTTGCCCGATTCGACAAACTGGATTTCCGTTTCCATGCCGGCCACCACAGCCTGACTTGCTCCAGGATTATACATCATATCTTGCAGGCGCTGGAACTCCTTCGGATCGCGGGTGGTTGTCCTGGCGATGCGCCAGGGCATACCGAATATCTCGGCAAAGCAATCCCAGAAAGACATGGCATGCCTTTTGGGGATAGTGTGCAAGGCTGACTTTAGAAGCAATCCGAGGTCATCGGGACGCCCGGCCTCAATCAGCCAATCCTTCCAAGGACGCTCACGGTACTCTATGCCGGTTTCCCAGTTCATACCGACCCTCGACACCACACGCCCCTTTTCTGGTATTACATGCTTTCGGGGAATAAGTTTTACCTCGGAAAAAGACGGATGACCGTCTCCATCGGTAACCACATCCCCGAGCTCGATAAGCGAATGTCCATACCAGATAGACTCGAGGCACAGACAACACAGGTCCTTGAACCAAGACTGGTCGAAAAGGTGTCCAGCAGCCACATCGGTATCGCCGGATGGGTTAACAAGCTTGAAGGAACGCGCCATTACGAATCCTACCCTTTGCTGGATGCAGCCGGAGAGATGCGAGTCAGTCATGGCATCCCGGTAAATGTCGTATAGCTTCTGTCGGTTCGGATGACGCGGATCAATCGCGCTTTGCCAGGCACGGCGCCAGTCCTCGATGTCGTTCTTTGTGAAAAACTCCGCATAGCGGTGCAGTTCCAGTATGATGGATGACTGTTTCTGTATCTTTGCACGGCTTTCTTTCTGGGCCCTGCTCAACAGCTGTTTATTCGATTTTCTGCTCATGGGTTCCTTGTGATTATGCGAAATGGAGCGTCTCCCGTGGGACGATTCACCAGTCGTGTCTAAGTTTAGGGGATGAATGATATGATGTTCCAAAGCCGGCTGAAGAGCCGTCTTCTGATAATTTTAAAGGCAAATTCGGAACTATTTTCCCGGCCTGCACCCCCTCGAGCCATTTGACAGCCCGTTCGTAGCGCTCCTTGCGAATCTCGCTACCCATCTTCTGAGGCTGTGAGGCGGTCAGATGGTAAAGAACGATGTCTGCGGTGTACATGACTATAAGCCGGTTCCGGTCATTGCCCGAAGTCGAAAAAATGGCATCTGTGTCATATACCGGTCGCAGATAGCCGGCAATCTCTTCCATGGCCTCAGCCTCGGCATTGGCAATATTCTCCGGCGAAGACTGCGATATCACTTTCAGGGCAGCCTCGCCGATGACAACCCGGTAATCCTCATTGTCGATAAACATAATCACCACATATTTTTAGGTGAGCGACGCGGAATCGCCACCGGTTTGAAAATCTCCTGTCGGGTATTACGCTGCAGGAACCATATGGCGCCCTCGTCGGCATCCGGCGCATCATCATGGACACGGGAGCCGCGCTCGAGAGCGAGTGTCTGTTCAATGCCGACCTGCATGTCGGGAGAATTCTTGAGCGCCTCGTTGTAGAATACAAATCCACGCTCCCATAGAGGCGACACAGCCTCGATGCGCTGAATTTTCTCCGGCTTGTTGCGTTTATCAGGCAGAATCGGAAGCTGATAGCCTCTGACATTTCCTTCGGCGGCAAATTCGTCCAGAATTATATCCTGCATGAAATTCGCCTCCATGAAGAATGAAATGGAAACACGGTCGCGGGTCCGTTCATAGAGGTCATAAAGCCACCGCACCATGCCGGACACTGTGTCCTGGCGTACATAGCAGTCTATAAGATGCAGTTCGGTTCCGATTTTACCCCACAGGCGGCACGCCTTGTAGTCGTTGGCGGTGGTCGATTTAAAAGAGGGGTCGGTATAGCACACGAGCATGTCGTACTTCTCCAGCTTTGGCAGACGCTTGTAGCGTATCCACTCATGGCGGAAGATGGAGCCGTCGTTGATGGGGTTGTGCATCATCTCCTTGTTCCAAGCTCTATAGCCAACAAAATCTGCATATGCCTGTGCTTCCTCCCGGGTCCATTTCTCTTTCCATGAGGGATTACCGTTTTTATCAACCGCTTTGATTTCCGAGACATATACCCCCCTGGTCGCGCACATATTGGTCAGAACCGAGCACTTGGATATAAGGTTGCCTACCATTATAAAGCGTCCACGACCAACATCCAGAGCGCCGAAAAGAGCCTCCTTCACCCAGTCGGTAAGGTCTTTCACACGCTTTTCATTGCGACAGAGTTCGTCATCATCAAGGTCATCGATCACGATATAGTCCGGGCGTGCCTCTCGGTCACGGAGACCGCGCGGCGACTGGCCGCGACCCACGGCGAGGAATTTTGCGCCGCCTTTGGTCTTGAACTCCCCCTGCAGCCATAATCCGAGGTTCTTCTGCTCACCGAAATCGGCGATGAGCTTCTGGTTGTATTCCAGTTCCGCCTGAAGGTCGCCGAGCAGACGTATGGCACTGCCCTCGGACTTGCCGACAGTGACCATGAAATTGATGAGCCTCTTCGGCTGAAAAATCAGCCAGAGAGGAATAAACACACCGATGTGGGTGGATTTGGCGTGCCCGCGCGGCCATTTGAACACCGCCTTGAGATTCGGCGTATTCTTTATCATGAGCGCCGCTTTGGTATGGAACGGCGCGTTGTGTATCATGCGGATAACTTCTCCTGTGGTCTTGTCGCACAGGGTCAGATAGTGGGCGAAATAATACTCGCAGAATTCGTCGTAGTTGGACAGCAGCCGTTTGATGCGGCGCTCCTTCTCGACCGGCGACTCCTTTACAACAGACAAAGACGCCGCCGTCATGGCCTGGACTTCGCGGCAGTGTTCCTTCCACTGCGCAAACGCCTCCTTCTGTTCCTTAGTCAGTTTAGTCGCCATAATAAACGAGTGCTCCCTTGTTGAATGACTCTATAAGGAATCCGTCCTGCAGCTTGTTGACCTTCTTTATAAACTCGAGGGTTACATCCGGGTCGGTCTTTGCACGGAATTCAAGGTATTTGGAGAATGCGGTTAAGACCTCTATGGCGGCCACGACATTCGCCTGTGATTTGTCAAGCTTGTCAATAGCTGCGGTCAGTTTCGAGAGCTTGTCCCCGAGGCTGTCAATGAGGGCGAGGTCGCCCGATTCATTAACTTTGTCAAGCAGAGTGTTTGTTGCCAGGAGCAACTTTTTGATAAGTTCCGGGCGCGTGATGGTCTTTGCCGCGCGTGTGGCCTTCCAGCCATCCGCGGTACACCATTTGGATATAGTGACTCTTGACACGCCTATCATCTCGGCGATTTCGGTCTGCTCCTTCCCCGAAAGATACAGGGTGCGTGCCAGGTCTCTTTTATTTTCAAGTTCAGCTTTTGTCATGTCGATAATGATTTTGGCGCTTTTGCTGTGCAAAAGTGCGAATACGTGGTGTGTCCTCAAAAAAAGTGTGCAACCATTGCATAGAAGTGTGCAACCATTGCATACTTTTTTGGAGCAAAGGAGTTTAACCCTCACTTTTGCAGCGAAAATCATTATCGCACAGACATGGGCAATAGAGTAAGACTGACTAACGACACGCTCAACAGCTACGGGTACCGCGTCCTCACCGAAGGTGTGGACATCGCCCAGTACGAGCGTAACCCCATACTCCTTTACATGCACAACCGCGGAAAGGCAATCGGGCTTATAAAGGACATAAAGAAAGAGAACGGAGAGATAACCGGCGAGCTTGCCTTTGACGAGGCCACCGAGCTTTCGGTCCAGTGCAAGAAGCAATGGGACTTCGGCTCGCTCCGCATGGTGAGTATCGGCTTCGAGATAATCGAGACAAGCGAGGCCGCTGAACTTATCGTGCCGGGGCAGCGCTACGCGACAGTGACGAAGGCGCGCCTTATCGAGGTGTCGCTCGTCGACATCGGAGCCAATAACGATGCGATCCGGCTGCATAAAAACGGACAACTCATAACGCTCGGCGATGGAGGCGGCAGTCCCCTTCCCTTGCTGAATCATAAACCAAACAACAATCCCCAAATGGACATCAAGACACTTGCCCTGCAACTGGGCTTGCCGGAAACGGCAGACGAGGCGGCAGTCAATGCCAAGCTCGCCGAACTGAGGGGTTCCAAAGAGGAATCCGACAAGATGCGTGCAGAGAACGAACAGCTCAAGCTCGCGCAGATTACTACAGCCGTCGATGCTGCCGTCGCAGCCAAGAAGATCCCGGCTGACAAGAAGCAGCACTTCATCGAAATGGGCAAGAAGCTCGGCATCGAAGACCTGAATGCCACCCTCGACGCCATCTCACCGGCTCATAAACTCAGTGAGACCATCCAGTCCGAGTCGACCGGAGAGGTTCCGACCAAGAGCCCGTGGGAACTACGTATGGAGGAAATCCGCGCCAAACTCAAAAAATAACAGATCAAAAACCATATCGACATGGCAATCAAAGTAGACAACACCAATTACAGCGGTGAGGTACTCGAAAGAATCCTTACTGTAGCCACTACAAGTAATGAGCTTGTGGAGAAAGGCCTTATCCACGTTATTCCCGGCGTGGAAAAGAAAATCAGCATCCCCCGTCTGAAGACCGGTAAGATGCTCCAGAAGCGCAAGGAAGACCCGCAGGTTACCGATAGCAAGGGCGACTTCAGCTATTCGGAACAGACGCTGGAGCCCCATGACTTCATGGCGTTTACCGTCTTCAACCCTCGTGCCTTCGAGCAGATCTGGCGTAAGTGGCAGCCCAAGGGCAACCTCGTTTTTGCCCAGCTTCCTCCTGAAGTCCAGAACAAGCTGCTCGACGCACTGAGCAAGCAGGTACAGTTCGAGCTCGGCGATCACTTCGTTAACGGCGAATATGCCGACGGTACTGACGACACCAAGCTCATGAACGGCATCCTCACCCAGGCCGCCAAGGCTACGGACTATGTCCTGGTGGATGTATCCAAGGCCGACACCATGACCAAGAAGCTGAAGGCCGTCCGCGCTGCCATCCCCAAGGCAATGCGTACCAACTCGGACCTGCGCATCATCATGAGCGTCGATGACTTCGACAAGTACGATGACGAACTGACCGAGCGCGAGGCCAAGAATGCCAGCGAGACCGAGGTTAACCGCATGCGCTACAAGGGTATCACCATCGAGACCGTGGCTGCATGGCCCGACGGCGTAATCGTCGCCACCATCTGCTCTCCGGACGCCGACGGCAATTTCTTCGCCGCCGTCAACCTTCAGAACGACGAGAGCGTGATTCAGATCGACAAGGTGTCGAACGCAAGCGAGCTTTATTTCTGTAAGATTCTCATGAAGGCCGACACCAATATCGCCTTCGGCGAGGAATTCATCGTCGCCGACTTCCGCTCAACGCCCAAGTTCAAGGCCCCGGCCACCGGCAGCTCAACGCAGACCACTGGTGGAGGCACATCAGAAACCGGCAAATAATCATGGCCCAGCTCTTGTATCTCGTACTCCACTGCACCGCGACACCTGAGGGGCGCGAGGTGACCGCCACCGATATCCGGCGATGGCACACCTCCCCGGTGTCGAAGGGCGGACGCGGGTGGAAGCAGATCGGTTATACCGATATGATACACCTCGATGGTACGGTAGAACGCCTTGTTGACAATAACGAGGATGCCAATGTTGACCCGTGGGAAATAACCAATGGTGCCAAAGGCTATAACTCAGTGAGTCGTCATGTAGTCTATGCCGGTGGCTGTGCCAGGGACGGTAAAACATCCAAGGACACACGCACCCCGGGACAGCTCAAGGCGATGGAAGCCTATGTCAAGGATTTCCACAAGCGATTCCCCCGTGTACGTATCATCGGTCACAACGAGGTGGCAGCCAAGGCATGCCCGAGTTTCGATGTACAGAAGTGGCTCAAGTCAATAGGCATAACCCAGTAACAACCAATCAAACCAAACACAGCGATGTCCTTCAGCGAAATCCTCAATATACTCCTTGGCGGTGGTCTCGTGGCTCTTATCGTGGCTCTCGCCACAATGAAGGCAACGGTGCGAAAAGCCAATGCCGAGGCCGAGAAGGCCCGTGCCGACGCTGAGGCAGTTCGAATCACCAATACGGAGAATGCCACACGGATACTGATGGAGAACATCGTAAAACCACTAAAAGAAGAACTTCATGCAACCAGAGAAAAATTATCGGCGGCCGAGGGACTCATGGCCTCAATCCAAAAGGAACTGGCTTCTACCAAGAGAGCGCTATCCCGTCTGTCGAGGGCTGTCGAATCTGCTGTTAATTGTCCTCATGCTGACGACTGCGTTGTGCTACGTAAGTTGCGGAACAACAAAAAAGAGTCAGACGGAACAGACCCTGACATCCTCGACATCCGAGAGGACCGACACGACAGCAGCCATGGCCAGACTGATAAGGACACAGACTGTTCCAGAGAGCAAGGTGCGCCTGACAGTATCCGTGGACAGCCTGCTTAAGCTGCCTGCAGGCGCTGCTTACCGGGAGAGCAATAGCCGGGCGCATGTAGAGGCCACACAGAAGGAGGGCATTATCTATATTATCGGCACATGCGACAGCCTTCAGCGCCAGGTTGAATATTATGAGGCGCTCTATCATACCGCACGTGACGCACTCGAGCAGTATGAAAGGTCATTAAAAAGAGAACAGCATAAAACCCGTGAGACTTCTATATGGCCCGAGATAGGCCTACTGATATTCGGGTTTATTGCAGGTGCTTTATCAACTATTTACATAACAAAAGAAAAACTCTTTAAAAATGGATAAGAACTTCATGTATGGCATCGGTGCCGTAAAGTACAAAGGCGTGAAGGTCGGGTATATAGCGAAAAACTCCTTCGACCTCGGAGGAGTCAAACCTGAAGCCACCAATATAGAAGCCGAACAGGTTCCAGGCGTCCCGGTGCTCGTAATCCCGCAGTCAAACGGCAAGATTGCGCCCAAGTTTGACATGATACAGCTGAATTTCGAGAGTCTGAAACAGTTTCTCGGAGGTAGACTCCATAAGGATGGCGAGACCGTTGTAGGCTGGACAGCTCCCCGGGCGGCCATGGTTCTCGACGGTCCCTGGGAACTGGAACTTGTATCCGGACAGTCAGTGCTCATTCCATCAGCCACACTGTTGTCAGATCTCGCCGGTAAACTCACGCTCACCGAGACAGCCAAGATTGAGGTTGAGTTGAATGTGACCGCCCCGACCACCGACAAGATACCTCCTTATGGCGTGTTCGACAGCAAGCATCTTCCCGACACATGGAACGAGACAGCCGGGTGGCTTCTTCCTGCCGAAACTGAAGAGTCCGCAGGCTAAGCTATGGACGACGCGATTGCAAGGGCCATACAGCGCGAGGCTGCCGACGCGCTGTTGAATGTCGGCATCTCGATTCCTCTCAAGGAATTCAGACTGCCGCTCAGAAAGCGTCCGGTAAAGCTGCGCGTGACACTCAAACGACCTTATATGTCCGGGCAGATACGTTTTGCCCGGACATATCTGTCATTGGATGTCACTGCTGCGGAACTGGCGGATTACAGTAAGGAAGAGCAGATGCGGTTCCTCGCCGCGCATGGCTCGAAAGTATGCCGTATGCTCGCCTGTGCGATATGTGTAGGCTCATTGAAAAGCCTGTTCATTCGACCCGCGGCATGGTTTATAAAGCACTGCGTGGAACCGAAGTATATGTTTGCCGCCATGCAGAAGTTCGTAAGCCTGATGGGCACGGACCCTTTTATACCTATTATCAGATCGGCGGAGAGGACGAATCCGATGAAGCCGAGACTGAGCCGACAGGCGAAGGGGA